ATCCAAAAGACGTGTAAGCAGCGGCATGCGGGGCTGGATAGTTCAGTTCGCTCGACATTCAAAGCCTCCGGTTCTCGGTAAGCGTAACAGCTTAGTCCGGCCCGGGGAATACCATCCTTGCGAAGATGGGAGCGCTTAGCTCCGGCCAGACTTCGCCCTTGATAACGCGCAAAACGACCAAGTGAGGGAGGTTCATGCCAGCGGCGATATTGACGACGGTCTGGCCACTTCGGCGTTGACTGATGATGCCGCGGATTTCTGCTTGAGTTAGGTTCCTATTCGGTGACCAATTGGTCTGCGGCGCAGTCATCAAAGGTCAAAGTTCCTAGAGTTAAAGCGACAGCGGGCTTACTGGCCTCGTTTCATCCAGGGTAGCGCTCTTTTCACTGCCGGACAGATCCGCGGTGTCCGATTGGCTACTCATTACGGAGCCCGCAAGGAAAACATACACCCTTTAAGAAAAGACGGGAAATTTTTGTGTCAAGACCCCACTTGGGTTCCACTCGCGGCGCGCCCGCCCTGGCGCATTGATTTTCTTATGCTTGTTCGCCGCGGCCCACGCAACGGCGAAAGCCTTTTGCTCATCGCCGTTGTACTGCTTGTAGGCGGCGTTGAAGGCCGACATCCAGATCGTCTGCGCATGCTCGGGGAGTTTGCGCACGGCGGCCGGAAGCTCAGTCTTCGAGCTGTAAGGCATCCCCTAATGTCCTATCGCGGTGATGTGCGGCAAAACATTCTGGATAAACCAAAGGATGACCACAAGCGCCACGATCACCCAGATGATCTGGATGACCTTTTGCGGAATCGGAACCCCTATCACGTCTCTGATCACCCAAATCGCGACATACACAATAAGCGCGAGAATGCACAGATAGATCAGGAAATTGATAACGATTGCAGCCATTATCCGTTCGCAATGTTGTTGATGATCGCCATGGCGAATGGCGCGTAGACCGCCAACGTCTCTTCGACATAGACGCCAGATTGGCGCTGACGAGTGACCAAGGGCCAGTCGATCTGATAAAAGGAGGTCCTCTCCTTCATCTCGGCGACATTCGGGACCTCGTTGCTCTGGTACTGAGCGGGAAGGTTCTCAGCCCAGCCCAAGATCGTTCCAGGAGGCACCTTCGGATGAATACGGAGCGGAATCTTGTCGCCGCCGTCCTGTGCGAAGGGATTGTAGTAGTAGCGAACGGTGCCGCCAGCGGTCAGCTCGTATTCCCGGCCGTCAGTGCTGTGCTCGAACCGAAGCAACGGAGCCGACGAAGACGAGAGAATCTTCGTGGTGATGTTGCGCAGCTCTTGCGCATTCAACCAGAACACGGATGGCGTCACCTGGAAAATCTGCCACATCTGGAGCAGCAAATCGTCGATCTCGTTGATCGATCCGCGGCCCGATGCGGTCAGCGCCGTTCCGGTTCCGGCGACGCCGGTGGCGAGCGTCTTCACATAGGCGTTGTTGCCTGCTTTGAGCGCCGTCGTCATGAGGCCATCGAAAGCAGTCGAGTTGGTCGAGCAATCCGTTGTGACCGCCGTCGCGTTCTGTCGTCCGCCAACCAGGGCAACCGCCTGCACATACGAATTGATCGTGGTGATGGCTTGCAGCGTCTCGTTGCCCGCGCCGACGCCGAGATACCAAGCGTAAGCCACCGCGCCGGTGACGGGCGCAACGGACAAGTTGACTTGCTGGGTGCCGGTGGTGGGGCCAACGCTCGCGGCGGCGGACTTCATCGAGGATCCGCCATTGAGCACGAAGGTCTTGCCATCCGCGCCGGTGACGGTCGCCGAAGTCGCGACGCCGCCGGTCAGCGTGGAGTTCTGAAAGCCTTCGTTGGTGAGAGCGACACAGATGCAGGAATAGGTCGCATTCGGAAGGGTGCTACCCGACCCGGACGCCGACGCTGTGACTGTGCCGACCGTCCCGAGCTGTAACGAGCTGTTGCCAGCCAGGATAGCCATCTCTTCCTTAAGGAAGACCTTTTGCAGCAACCGCATGGTCATGCGGGCGCGCACGTCTTCGAAGTCGCGACCCGCCGAGATCGCCTCGAAAGTGACGGCGTCTTCCTCGCCGAGCGTGACATAGGACGCGCTCTTGTTGGAAGTGTTGTAGCTCATTTGCCCGGCGCGCTGGCCTTCAGGCACCCAGGACGTGTTGTCGTAGCCGCTGCCAATGATGGCGTTGACCTGCCGCCAGTTGGTCGCCGTGCCGACGCCGCCGCCGATACGCGGAATACGATTTCGAATCGGAGTATTGACCGGATAGAGATTTTTCGCTGGCGCTTGAAGATCGAAAGCGACTAGGCCGGTGCCTGTCGTGATCGTCTTTTTCAGCTCTCCAGGATCGAGCCCGGCGTTGCGGAGGATGTAAGCCGCGATATCCTCACTCGGCTGCGAATAAGCCTCGTTCACGAGAGAACGGAGGATTTCGTCTTGCTGACCCATTTACTCGCCCTCCCCGGGCACTCAATTCGATACCTCCTTCTTCTTCTTTGAAACTAACCCTAGTGGATCCAGCCTTCTTTGCTTTGAGCTGTAAGTTTGATTATTCCTGGAGCCCAGCGGTTCCGCCGCCAGGACTACGAGGCGGAGACGGCATAGGCGCAAGGTTCATGTGGCGAGGATGCTGGAGCGCCACCTTGGTCAACAATAACGCACGTTGTTCGTCCGTCATATCCTCAAAAGTGGCTTTGGCCTTAGCGATGGCGTCAGGCGTAAACTGAGGTTGCCCTCCATGATCGCCAGCATAGATACTGCCCGCCGTCTTGGTCGGCAGTGGCTGAGCTTCGAGTTTCGCCAAGCGAGCTGCGAAAATTTCGAGGCCCTTGTTGGTTTCGTCGATCTGCTTCATGAGCAGTTCGTTTTCGTCCCGGAACTTCTTGGCAAGCGCGTCAGCGTCCGCAACCTTGCGGTCGTTGTCAGCGATCTTATTCAGGGCGTCAGCAGCGAGCACTTCGGCAAGAGCGTCAACATCCATTCCGAGGTATGCCTTAGCGAGCCGGTAAGCTTCCGGAGTCGCCTTTCCGCGCTTGGTCCTGACTTCCAGGCGTTCCAAGGTTTCAAGAGTGTTGCGTAAAAGCGTGTCGGTCTTAGACACGCGCGTCGCTACAGAATCTTGAGACTTAAGATCAGCCTTAGCTTCATTCGACAACCAGTCAGGCGGAATCATAGCAATCGCGTCGAGCATCCTGGCGCGAGTAATCAAATGCGCCTTAGCGGCAGGAGTAAGGTTCTTCGACTCAAGGGCGATAGCGAGGTCGGCTTTGTTCAGGATGGGATAACTGCCGTCGCGCATCGCCGCTCCGGACTTCGCCGCCGCGCGCCGTTCATCGACAGTGAACACCCGCTTGGTGATAGTGGTGGCCAGATCGACAGGCGGTTTCTGGGATGCTTCGTACATCTCCGAGATCATGCGAAAGAGGGTCTGCAAAGGAGTCCCTTCTTCGCCCTTGTTGGTCGCGCCAGGAAACGGGCTGAAATAATCCCTTTGTCCGCCTCCAGCGCCAGCGCCGCCGTTGCCGCTGGTGTCTTGCGTCGCATTTGCGGGTGGGGATTGAATCGTAGCTTGGCCTTCGTTGGGATTGGTCGGCATAGAGGTATTCCCCGCGTCTGCGCCCCTATCAGGCTTGCTAGTAGGATAAGGTCCGCCGCTGGAGACAGAGCTTGGACCTTCCGGCTTAATGTCGAAGCCGTCGTTCCATTGTCCCTTATCCTCGAAATCGCTGGCTGGCGCTGTCGTCGGCATTGCCGCTCGATTCAAAGGTTCATCCTGGAGACGCGCCCCATTCAGCAGTTCGCGGTGAACGCCATCAAGTGGATCCATGTCGTCTCGCTTCCAAAGATTGAGAATAGCTTCCGGGCAGGAAGGTCTATCAACCAGACTGACTTCAGTTAGAACGATTTCTTGAATGATAGAAGGGTCTTGCGGGTTGCGCCGTTTAATTCTGCCGCCGATTGAGAGGCCGTTATAGACGCCAGCCTTTACCTTTTTGACCGCAATCGGATCGACGATATGCGCGACGAAAGCCGTGCGATCTTTATCGTCGATGCTGATT